TTGACATTGCAGGCCGTGCCAACAACAACCCGTTAGGTACAGCGTTTAGCAACAAATTTGGGCGTTCTGCCAGCCGTGTTATCTGGCCAGTATTCGAGGCAAAAATAGTTGCCCTGACAACCGAAGTGCAAAAAGTTGTTGATGGTGTTATGGCTGAAGCCAACAAAAATTTGAAGGTGATCTAATGGCTATTTCCATACCAGTAATTTCAGATTTTGATAGTCGAGGCACTGACCGTGCTATCCGTGAGTTTCAGAAACTAGAAACCGCAGGACAAAAAGCCCAGTTTGCTATTAAGAAAGCCGCCGTACCTGCCGCCGCCGCTATCGCTGGTTTAGGCATTGTTGCTGTTGACGCTGTTAAAGCGTTCATGGAAGATGACAAAGCCGCCCAACTACTTGCCACCAGCCTACGAAACACTACGGGCGCTACTGACGCCCAAATAGCCAGTGTTGAAAAGTTCATTACAAAAACCAGCATTGCCGCCGCTGTTGCTGATGATGAACTACGGCCAGCCTTTGACAAACTGGTTAGGGGTACTGGCGATGTAACTAAAGCGCAAGACTTACTCAGCCTGGCATTAGACATTTCTGCCGGTACAGGCAAAGACTTAGGCGCTGTATCTGACGCCCTGTCAAAAGCATTTAACGGCAACCTTGGGCCACTAAAGAAGTTAGACCCAGCCTTAGCAAGTCTCATTGAAAACGGCGCTACCACCGACGAGGTTTTTGCCGCATTGGGTAAAACTTTTAAGGGTGCCGCCTCGACATCAGCAAATACCGCTTCGGGCAAAATGAAATCGTTTTCTATTCAAATGGGCGAATTTAAAGAATCTGTGGGCGCCGCCGTGTTTCCGATTGTTAACAAGTTGCTACCAGCGTTTCAGGCTATGGGTACATGGATTAGTAACAATGTCGGTTTAGTTGTAACCCTTGGCGCTGTCATTGGTGGCATTGCCGCCGCCGTTATTTTGACCAATGCGGCTATGGCGGCATGGGCCGCTGTTAGTGCTGTCACGGCCGCTATTAACGCTGTCACGGCCGCCTCATTTACCGCCCTTTGGGTGGCTACTGGTGCCGTTGTCATTATTGCAATCATTGCGGCTTTAGTTGCTTTACAAGTGAAATTTGACATTTTCGGTAAGGCTATTGACGGTATCAAAATTGGATTTGACGCCGTGTGGGGCGCTATCAAATATGTCTTTAACTGGGCTAAGGACAACTGGCCGTTATTGCTAGCAATTATTACTGGCCCTTTTGGTATGGCTATCGCTTTTGTATTCAAATTTAAAAACGAAATTCTTGCAATCTTTAGCACCATCTACAACGGCATTAAAGACACGATGAAATTCATCGCCGATGCCATTTCAGCACCGTTTAAAGCGGCGTTTAGGGCTGTTGCAAGTCTTTGGAATAACACCATAGGCAAATTCAGTTTTACAATTCCATCATGGGTGCCTGGTATTGGTGGCAAAGGTTTTGACATGCCCGATATCCCTATGCTTGCCGAAGGTGGAATTGTTACTAGCCCAACTATTGCCATGATTGGGGAAGGCAACGGCCCTGAAGCGGTTATACCGTTGTCGAAGTTGGGAAGTATGGGCTTTGGTGGCGGTGCCGGTATTACCGTAAATGTCAACGGTGGCGACCCTAACAGTATCGTTAGAGCCTTACAGCAATATGTACGCCAATCAGGCCCAGTACCCGTAAACACCAGGGCCATGTAATGGCAAAAATTGTTTGGACTGTCTCTTGGTCTGGGGGCTTTTATGACATTACCGACCGTGTTTTGTCGTTAAACATTAATAGCGGCCGTGAACAATATTTGGACACTTATTCGGGTGGTCAATGCGTTATTACATTTAACAATAACGACAATTATGCCGCCACCATTCAATACGGACAAAAAATAACCGTTACTGGCACATATGCACCAGGTTCTTTTACTTGTGATTTTTGGTTGCAAAAAATAACTTACAACGATTATCCAGGCGACACAGGTTTAAGCACAGCCACCCTTGTTTGTGCTGATTGGATTAGTCGTGCAGGTCGAATCCAAGCAACTAATTTTGTTATTTCTCAAGCCTCTACTGGTAATCAGTTAGAAAGTTTTGAGTACCCAAACCTTTTGCCTGTTGACATGGAAGTGACTAGTTTTGGTTCAGGTTCAATTGCTAGCGGAACTACTTACACCGGCACAGTCAACAACTATTTAAACTTTTTGGTGACTACTGAACGGGGTTATGTCTTTTTAACAAATGCCGCTATTGCTTTTGTTGGGCGTAGTTATGTTTCTAGCCTTGCCCCAATTGCTACAAAAATAGGTCGTACACCATCAACAACACGGATTGCATACCAACAGTTTGAACGCATAGCGGCAGGTTTTGAATTTATTAACACGGCGACAGTTTCACCTAACGGCTTGGCTAGCCAAACCAGTTCTAACGCTACCGCTGTTTCAACATACGGCCCTGCGTTTTATTCTTCATCAACAGTTGATTACACAACTACCCAGGCAAGTGGTAACGCTGATTGGATTGTCAACAATTTTGATGACCCAACGCAAGAACGGTTTACTTGTTCTTTTAGTGATGTAGCGCAAAACGCTACGGCTTTAGGTTCTTGGTTAAACCAATGTTTTGGTTCAAGCAACAGAACAGTCAATTTTGAGTATCGGCCGCCGAATCAACTCAGCGATTACAGTCAAGACATGGTGATGGAAGGCTATCGAATTAATGTGACGCCTGAGCAAACCACTTTTGATTTGTCGTTTAGTCCGTTGACTTATTACCAGTTTTTCACGCTTAACTCGTCAGTTTTAGGTATTTTGGATACCAGTCGACTCGGCTGGTAAAGGAGAAACATTATGGCTACACAGTGGACAGCAGGAACAACTAGCGGGCAGGTGTTGACTGCGGCGACGCTTAACACCATTGGGGCCGCATGGGAAACCTATACACCTGCATGGACTTCAACGGGTGTTGCACCAGTAATCGGTAACGGTTCCGTTAGCGGTAGTTGGGCAAGAATTAACAAAACCGCTTTTGTTAACATTTTTGTGGTTATGGGTTCTACCACTACATATGGAACTGGCAGTTATCGGTTTTCAGTACCGTCAGGCGTAACTATTAACGGCAACCAAACCCATGTAGGTACGGCTTTACTATATGACGCTTCCGCTGGCTACCCAGGGGCGTTTGGCATGATGACAAGAGTCAGTGCTAGCACATTCAACATTTCGCCCAGCGGTTCTAATGAAACGACAAACACTGCACCCTTCACTTGGGGTAACGCTGACCAAATGCGACTAATGCTGATCTACCAGACGGAGTAACAATGAACCACGATCTAACTTCCATACTTGACCTTGACGAAGTACCTGCCGAATGGTGGCATGAACGTATGCGCTTGCACCGTGACCGCCTACTCAAAGAATCCGACTGGACACAAACGGTCGACTCACCCGTAGACCGTGAAGCATGGGCGACCTACCGCCAAGCCCTTAGGGACTTCCCAGCCACATGGACACCAGGCCCCGAAGCCGACTTTCCTGATACACCATGAAAACGCTCGCCGTGATCGCCGCTCTTGCAGTTGTCCTCATGTTCGTCGTTACAGGGTGTAGCGACCGCACTCGAAACAACTGCGAAACCCAACCCACAGCCCAAAGGTGCAACCAATGAAAAAGTACACAAACTCAGAAATTAAAGCCCGACTAATTCTTATCGTGGGTATTGCTTTAGCCGTAGCGTTTCTAGGTTCAACTGCAGCTTTGTTGTACGGCCTGCTGTTTGTAATTCAACCTTTGGAAGTCAGCCCTAATGACGAATCAGCCTGGGCGTTACTATCACCAATGATGTTGTTTCTTACTGGTGCTTTATCTGGGATCCTGGCAAGTAACGGCCTAAAGGACAAAGGAGACAAACAAGATGACTAGTCGACCCTACACCGGCAACAAAGACGCCGTACACGCCGCCAAACGTGAAGGTACCAAAGTCTTTGTCGACTACTGCTGTTACCTTTTCGGCGTAACAAACATAGGCATCTTTAACGACAGAAACATGGTTGGCACCACCCCACCAAAGAAGTCAGTACACGCCACCTGGCGAGCTGTAGACCTTAAAGGAACCCCTGAACAACGGTTAAAACTGATCGACTTCCTATTTACCCACCGTGACATTTTGTGTATAGAAGAAATCCACGATTATGCCGGTACCTACAAAAACAACCCTAAAGGTTGGGGCGCTGGCTACCGCTGTGATCGTGACGCTTGGCGTGTGTACGACAAAAACACTATTGGGTCAAAAGGCGCCCAGTGGGTGCATGTCGAAGTCGCCCCATTGCTCAGCGACCACCCTGACGTTGTACACCATGCGTTCAAAACTATTATGGGTGCTTGACATAGACCTACCGAATCGGTAGACATACCCCGACCTGACCCCGACTGAAGGACAAACCAAAATGAATGTGAAACGCTTTTTAGGGCTAGCCCTATTTACTTACCTAATGTGTGCGGCGTTTGCGGTAGTGAACCAAAAAGACACGCCACCCCAAACGTATGTGAAGCCACCGGCAACAATTAACCTGGGCGACTTGTCACCTCAACAGCTGCAGGACCGTGCCGTAGAGCTGACAACCACCACTAGCACCACCACGTCGACACAGCCCACCACACGGGTGGCTTATGTGGACCCAGCAACCAAATGCCAGGAATGGTTGCCTGTTGCTGTTTCTGTTGGCTGGCCCAACAACACCGAAACTTTAGAAAAACTAGGGCGCCTAATCTGGAAAGAGTCAAGGTGCCTCAATGTCAACCATTTGCACCCCAGTTTCAACGGTTCCGATCACGGATTGGTGCAGGCAAATATTGTGCATAAACGCTGGGCCGAAGAACTGTTCAATATGCCGTTTGAAGAATCCATGTCAGACCCAACACTCAACCTGCGTTTCGGTTTCCTGCTTTATGACGCCACAGCAGAAACAGGTGCCTGCGGTTGGAAGCCTTGGAGAATGTGCTAGCAAATGTTCAATGTTGACCGACCCGACTGGCAACAATTAGCGGCATGTCGAGGCATTGA